GTCCAGCTTCTCCTTGGCAGCTTGACGGTCACGGGGCTTGCTGGCGGTCCTGTTCGAGCTTGACCTTGGCTTCCTCACGTTCCTTGGCCTTGGCTTCGCGGTCGGCCTGCGCCTTCACCTTGGCCTCGGCCTTGGCCTTTTCCTTTTCCTCGCGTGCCGCCTTCTGCTTTGCTTCGCGGTCGGCCTTGGCCTGTTCCTTGGCCTCGGCGTCGTCCACCTTCTTGCCCGTGCGGGCGTCGATGTCGGCTAGGCGCTTGGCAGCACGTTCTTGGTGGGCCGCCCACTTGTCGCTCCGGGCGAATTGGTACTGTGAGCTGACGGTTGCCGGGCTAATGCCGAGGCGTTGTTCTTCCACGAGCTGGATGACGTCGCCACGGGTGAGGACCTTGCCTTCCCAGAGGGCCAGTTGACGGGGGAAGTCGACCTTGCCCATCTGCGCCGTGCGAACCTGCTTGGCAAGCTCGGTGGCGTGTGCACGGGCACGGGCCATTATGTCGTCCGACGTTTTGACACGCTTGGGTTCTTCCTTGGCCTTCTTGCCGATCGTGGTGCGCTTGGACTGTTCGTTTGCCACTTGTTCGGCGGCGCCCATGATGGTGTCGGCTGCCTTCGGGTGCTCTTCCGGGGCGGTCACATTGGTTACGACGTCGTCGGTCTTGTCGGCGGCGGGGCTGGTTTCGTGGGTCATGGTGGGTTCCTGTTCAATGGTAGGGGAGGCGATGGGGGCGATCTTCAAGTCCGTTGTCAGCTGAGCGAACTCAACATCGTTTTTGACCGAACCTTCGTTGCCACGGGCGAACTCACGAGCTGCCTCACGGTTTTCGAATTGTGCCAGCAGGGTGCGCTCGTTGTTGGCGTTGAGGGTTTTGGTGATGACGTAGAACATGGTGTGCCTTTCTGGGTGGGGTTTGTTTGTGTATCGCTTGTGCGACCTATGTAATGTATCCCATTTGGCACGCCCTACCGCTACCAACCGGAAAAGAATTGGAACTAGTTGTTCCAGAGCTACACCGTAGGGGTGGGGAACCGCCACTTAGTAAGGTACTCCTCGGCCCGCTTGTTGAATTCGGCTACTTTAGTAGTAAAAACGATAACCCCACGCCTTTCGAAGTAGGCCGACTGGATGGCCGACACAACCATGTCGCTCGCGGGCGGGTGCCCGTAGATCCAGTCGGCGTTATTGGTGGCAACAGTGTTGGCGGTCACTATGTAGCAGTCGCCCAGCTTGTGCAGGTCGCCACGGACAAACTTGGACTCGAGAGGGCTGTTGAAGTAGCAGCCAGTGAGAATGCAGTCGGGAAGGTTGTTCATTTCGGAGGAAGAGAAGAGAAGAATAGGAAGGTGAATGCTATAGCGCATATGATCACCGCTATCAGCAACAGCACGCGAGCTGCGCAGACAGCGGCCTCGGTGAGTGTCACGGTTCGAAGCCTGGCTGGAGTTTGTAATCGTCTTCGACGACAGCGTACCAGCGGGGCGTGTTCTCTGGCAACGTGCTGTTGATGGCGTCGCAGATGACCTTCGCGCTCTGCGCGTTCAGTCGCGGCAGGCCCTCGACGAATTTTTCGTCAGGGTAGTCGCCGGCGAAATTGTCGGTGTGAATAATCTTTGTCATAGTGGTGGGTGAATGAGGTGGACAGTTCGTCGCATGTCCAGGCCAAGCCACTTGAGGTTCAGAGACGGGCGTGTGGCAGATTTGCCTTCAGTGCTTACGCGGCCGGAGTTCCATCAACTACCGCGTTCGCTAGTTTGCCGCTGTCGCCCGGCTGTACTATCGCGTGCGCTTGTTTGTGATGTGCCTGGCACAGCCACACGACATCGAGCGGACGGTCATAGTCTGGATGATGGGCGCCGGCTTTCTTGCCGCAAACCCAGCATGGTTGTGGGACGAGCGTCCCCATCAACACCGCACGAGCGACTAAGTCGTTAGCCCTTCTTCGCTCGGGGTACTTTGCCACATAGGCCTTGAACACACGTCGTTGAGCTGCTATCGCTTCCGGTCGTCGACCACGTTCACGGTCGTATGCACGCACCTCTTCGATCTTGTCGAGTCGGCGCTGTGCAACCATTACTTTATAGCAGTCCTTGCACTTGTTGAGATGACCGTCGGCCATCCCAGAGTGCCGGTAAAAAGCCTCGAGAGGCTTTACTACCAGACACTCGAAGCACTTTTTAGAAGGGCACGTCATCATCGTTACCTGCTTCAGGTGCCTTCGAGAAGTCCGGCTTGACGGCACCGGACTTCACGCTCTTGGCAAACTTCAGGGCCTCGACGAACACCGGGTCTTGTGGGCCACTCAGATAGCCCTCGTGGGAGAACGCCCAGCCCATCCAGCTGCCCTTCTCGTTGGACTCGGGGACGGTGTTGACGCGCCACTTGCTGGCGAACATCGGAGGCGTGTAGGGTCCGCTCGGGCCTTTGAGCTTGAGCAGGTTCTGTTGCATCAGCCACTGCTTGGCCTTCTTGATCTGCGTCGACGTCATGGTAATGAGTGCCGGCGTGGCGTAGCCTTCTTCCTGGTCGTAGATCATGACGAAGAACGTCCGTGTGTCGTTGAGCTGGTTACCCGACTCAATGATGTCCCGGTTCTTGTCGTCGCGCATGGACTTCTCGAGTAGTGCCAGGCCTTCCTCGACACTGTGCTGGCCTTTGAAGCCGCCGCCGTTCTCACGGATGCGCCACTCGACGAAGTGCCGGTCGTAGGCACAGGGTACGACGAAGATGTGCTTGGCCACCGGGTCCAGGACCTCGCGGGTGACGCTGTTGTAGAGCATCCCCTCGGCGGCACCTGGGATGTACTCGCCCTCACTGCGCTTGAGCTGCGGGGAGCCAGACTGCAAGATGGTCAGGAACGGGATTGCCAGGTCGTCCTTGCCGAGACCCTGGAACCCTTCACCGGCGAAGCCGCTGAAGTCGTCCGAGGCCGCGGTCGTCACTGCGCCGTTCGGCTTCACCGCGATGGGGTTGTCCGCTGGTGGCTGCTCCTGCGGTGTTGCCTGGGACGCCGTTGCTGCTGTCGGAATGGTGGAGGTCTTAACTTCATCGGTCATTTGGATTTCCTTGCTTTCTCTTTGAGCTCTGCCTTCTTGAACTGGAACACGTTGATAGACGGTGGCAGAGCGGTACCGCCTTCCAACAACTCTTTGACGAGGGACTTGAGAGTAGAGGCGTGTATTGACTCGATACTCTCTGGGATTACGTCGAACGCCATTATCTCTTTGCGCAGCCACCCTCTTTGCTCCTCGGTCAGCGGTCGTAGGTCGACCATGAATGCTTCTTTGATAACGCCGCCGTGCCCGTGGTTGCGCAGCCACTCATGGGCGAACTGGCGGTTGTCGATTGTGATGCTTGCCTTGAGGTCCGGCTTGACGATCAGTTGCGTGCCGTCAGACAGTGTGTAGTTGGCAACACCGGCGAGCTCCATGGCTTCGGGTAGGACGCCGAGTTGGAACTGGTTGAGGTCCGCGGTCAGCCTGTCGAGCTCGGCTTGTGCGTCGGCCACGGCGTTGAGCTTCGCACGTAGCTTGTCGGCCATGCTGACCAGCATTTGCAGGTGGTCCTCGGTCGGAGCACCCGTGTCGATGTCACTGAAGTCTGGGGCTGCTGTCATACGGCACTCGGGCTAAAGTTTTCACGGAAGGTCGCCTCACTCACGATGACCGTCTTTGTGACGTTCGCAGTGCTGTAGTAGACCACGGCTGGTAATTCGGTGCCCAGGACTAGAAGCACTGTTTGAGTCGGCTCACCTGCGTCGTCGTTGCCTGCAAGCACAGTGAAGATTTCACCCGTGGCGTTCTCGACGTACTCTGTGTCTTGTCGGATGGGTTCGTCTGGTTCGATCATCATTTGTCCCCTGCATTTTGAGGCCGGCTACGGCTGTTGAACTCACGTCGATCGCAAGTGGTGCAGATGCGAAAATTACTTTCGTTGCTTTCCCACCGCCAGTAATGGGCGCGGGTCTTGCCTTCTGGATCGGAGTGCACGGTGCAGTTGTTCTCCGTGTTGTCTGCGCGTAGGTCTTCGTTCATGAGTATCGTGCCTCTGCTTCCTTCTTGCCTTTGAGTGCGGCCTCGTTGGTGGCCTTCTGCATCAACAGCAGTTCGATGTCGGCGTACAAGTCGTCGAGGCACTTGCTGATTGGTTTGATGGAGCGGCCGATGGCGAAGGCGTGGGAGCAGGCACCGAGAAGCGTGGCCGCAAGACCCTTGAGCTCGTGTATCTTGCGCTCAATGTCCTTGAGCTGCCGTTCTTCGACGTGTGACATGGTTACCTCTCCACCTGGCCGTCTGGACCTACGAAGATGACCGTCTTGCCCATTGTGCCGGCGATTGCCATGAGGTCGTCCGGATTAATGTTGTCTTCGTCGCCGAAGGCTTTCACCCACTCGGCCTCGGTGACACCAGACATCAGGAACTGCCGCTGGCTGGCCGAGAGGTGGGGGAAGACGTCTTGAATGAGTCGTCCCTTGTTCTTCCACTCATCGATCTGCTGTGCGGTCACAGGCAGCTCCATGGTGTTCCAATTGCGTGTGAGCACACTCTGTCGTTTGACTAACATTTCAATTTCCTTTCTAGGTTGAGAAATTAGGCCGCTTCTGCGACCTGCGGGTGAATATCCACTACGATGGACAGGTACTTCTTCACTTGCCGGTCCCAGACCAGCACGGGCACGACGCCGCCGTTGACCTCGGCGATGATTGCAGACGCTGCGGCGATGACGACAGGGTCACCCAAGCACAGCAGCCAGTCGTTCGGTTTGAAGTCCTGGAGCTTCGCACGTAGCTTCGCCACGGAGAGCTGAGGAGAGATCAACACCGGGCCGGATGGCAACAGCACCTCGAGGCCGCCATATTCGCGTGCTGCCGTGAGGTCGTACTTGTAGACAAGATCGTTGTAGACGTTCCGACGCATCGGATTCTGAGTAATGAAAACGCGACCGGGTTTCATGGTGATACCCTTTCTAAATGGTAAGTGGTTATTGTAGTGGAAAAGCTGGGTTTCAGTGTTCCCATACGTGGCCGATGGCAGACCGTAAAACAACGTCGCTGACGTCCTCCGCCGATCTGAGGCAACGAACAATATCCTCGTCGATTGTGTGTTGCGCCATGAGGTCGTAAACCTGCACGGTGTTGGCCCCGTCCGTGCGAGCGAGTCGGCTGATGGCCTGGAGTCGTTCCAGATACGAATAGTCGTTGCTGTAGAACACCATGTAGGAGGCCACGCCCTGCAGCCCGTCTAGTCCTGTGCCTCCGGCTTTCTGTTGGCCCACAAAGAATCTGCAGGCTGAGTCGTGGATGAACCGGAGCTTGCTGGTGTCCTTCTCCTTACCCGTCATGCGCCCGTGGTACTGTGTCACCGCCTCACTGCCGCAGACCTTCGTGAGCGTGTCAACGACCATGTCAATCTCGGCACTGAACCGACACCAGATAACGAGCTTCTCGCCTTCGCATTCAAGGGCCACTTGCAGCAGCTCCTGCACCTTCGGATTGGCGTCCGCCGGAATAATGGCTTGTGCTTGTGGGTTGTCGTCCGACGGGGCAAAGCCCCCGACGACCTGGGACAGCCTGATAGCCAGCGCGAGGGCGCCTTCTGTGGTCAGTTGCCCGCCGGGTGCTTGGGCCACGCCCCATCTGATGAGCTCGTCGTACAGCACCTGCTGTTCGCTGTTGAGCTTCACGTAGCGGGAGGTCTCGTTGATGACGGGTTCAGCACCATTGACGTCCTCCAGTGTCAGGAACGTTGCGTAGCGTTCAATGCGCTTCCGAAGGTCGCCAAGGTTCCGGTAGATGGGCCGGTCCTCCTCGTCCTTGGCAATGATCTTGGGGTAGACAGGGTTACCGTCTTTGTCCCGCCTGGCACGGCCCTTCGCCGCCAGGTTCTTCATGATGTGCTGGACCAGCGGGTTCGTCGGTGCCAGCATGGCTGCGTAGGTGGACTTGAATGCGGCCAAGCTCGAGAACCCCAGCATCGCGTCACCCATCAACTCGAACTGTCCCCATGCAGAGAACGGGTTCTGGCGGATGAGCGTGCCAGTGCCAATGCGTCGCACTCGGGCCATGCGCATTACGGGCTTGAGCGCCTTGTAGATGTCGGACTTCGGATTGCTGGTGCGGTGTGACTCGTCGTCGATGCACATATAACGTTTCACCGTCTGCAGCAGTGCTATTAGCCGCTTGCCTCGAGGTGTCTGCAAGGCATCGAAGCTCATGGTGAGGATGAACATCGTATCCAGCGGCGGTGTTGCCAGCACTTGGCGTTCAAGCTGTTCGTATGCACGCTTGCGCATGGCCGAATAGTAGTTGCAACACACCGCGGGCACGGCACAGTGCTTGGGCACACCCTCTTCCAGCCACTGGCGGTCCACTCCGTCGGGGCAGACGACTAGCAGTGCGTCGATGCGCCCAGCGAGGAAGTTCATGGCGGCTTGGTCCAGACCAATCTTTGTCTTGCCCGTGCCAGGGCGGCACAGGTAAGCCAAGGCGTGGCGGTCCCAGGTGCCTTCGATCACCTCCCGTTGCTTCCCTCGAGGCTCGGTACGGTACTTGAACCGTGGCGGTAATGGTTCGGTCATCTGAACTTCGCCCCGTGGATGGCACGCTTCTGCATTGCAGTCAGCCAGCGTGTGTTCTCGGGCGTGTAGTCCTTCAACTCGTCCATGCGACATAGGACAGTGCGTGGTGGGCGTGGGCCCATGTCCTGTATGAAAGCCTCGAACGTGTGCCAGCGTTCGCACACACGCACGCCCAGCGCACCACAGCCAGCATAGCCACTGTGACTCCGGTTGTTGCATCGAGCGTGCATGTTCTTCCAGATTTGGTAGAACGGATGGTCGCTACGCCGGTGCCCGTATGTGTCCTGTGCTGTACGTAGACAGCCGCAGCTCTTGATCTTTTCTTCGCGTAGGTAGCGTGCCTGGACAATCTTTTCTGTGCCGCAGTCACACCGCACAAGCATGCTTCTGTTGCTTCCGATATTCGGCCCTCGTTCAATTACTGTTAGTCTGCCAAAGCGTGTTCCGGACGGGATGTGTATTGCCTGCACTGCGTTTGTGAAGGAAGAGTTCGGCCATGAGTTCGGCCATGAGCTCGGAGGTGTTGCGTTCATTTCTCTCTTTCTGTGTGCATGCTAGTGCAGCACAAGAGGGTTAGCGTTCAGCACTAGGAACTGTTCGAGGCGTGCTTCGACCACTGCTTCCTCTGGGGTGTTCTCACGCCAGGCCTTCACCTGACGCATAAAGACTTTGCGCATACCTCCGGTGAGGTAGGCTGTCTGCTGACTGTCCTTGCTGACGACCTCCACGCCCTCTGAGTGTAGGGCACCGCTGCCGGAGACCTGGCAGACGATGTAGTGTTCGTTTTCAAATAGGCAATTGAGTTCCATTCGTAGCTTTCTGGGGGTTTCGGTGGTGTGACTGTACCGCAAAAACCCCAGCGGGCAGTCGCTACGACCCTCAAAAATAGGTGGTAAAGTGGGGGGTTGGTTTGTACGGCTTTACCTACGTGCGACTTGCCGTAGGAATGCTTCTTCAGAAAGGTCGAGAAAGAATGCCTGCCATAGTTGGAATCACCAACGACATTGTTCTCAACGAATTATTCAAAGGCCTAGCACCAGACGAGCGCGCGATCCTTTGTTCTGTGCGAGGCAACCCGAGCGAAGCCGACCCTCAAGCCTGGGTCGGTACACCGTGGGGCGGTGGGTCCTGTCCCCTCCACCACGACCGCAACAACTACGTGGCCATCAGCAGCTTCAAGGAAGAAGATGGACGGTACAAGCGTCGCAAAGCACAGTTCGCCCGGACATGGTGCATCATGATCGACGACATTGGTACGAAGCTTCGGATGAACCTGTTGAAGGAGCTCGGTATCGTGCCCACACTGGTCGTCCAGACCTCACCCGGCAACCATCAAGCCTCCTACTTCCTAGAACAACCGATAGACAACGCCGACCGAGTCACCGACGCCATACGGCAGATCATAGCCAAGCTCACCGGCGGTGTTGACCCTGGCATGGCAGGTGTCACCCGTGTGCTGCGACTCCCGCAGGGCATCAATAACAAGCCCACGAGTTTTGTGGACGGCAAGCCCTGGCACTGCCAGGTTATGCACTGGCGTCCAAGCATGCGAACGTCGTGGAACGAACTCCGACATGAGTTTGGAATCATTGAGCATGTCAAATGCTATGTCGAACCGAACGACGGCGTCACACTGGAACGCAAACGCTGCTACGAGCTCGTCAAGTACGCTCTCAAACGACTCGGCCGCATTAAGAGCCCGACTGGGAGCGGCTGGTTTGACATCACCTGTCCATGGATCGACGGACACACCGCACGTAGCAACACCGGCGCGGCGTTGGCTCCTCCCATGCAAAAGAATGGCTACATGGGTGGCTTTAAGTGCCATCATGGCCACTGCGAGAGTAAGAATTGGGGCGACCTAGAAAGCTGGGTTGCCGATGAAGTCATTAAGCAGGGCCAGCGTCGCCGCGGCCCCTTCTACGGAGATAACACGTGACTGACCCATTTGATGACTTGAATGAACGAGCCAACGAACGCGAGAGACAGGAGCAACTAAAACCGCCAGGTGAACAGCGATTAGTTGCACAACCAGATATCGTAAGTCCAGTAGAAGCAGAAGGCGCCGGGCTTCAGGACACGAATATCATGTATAGGTTCCATACGAAGTATTCGCATTTGTTTTGCATGAACAAAGTAGG